AAGAGTAGGTTATTTTAGTCTGTACAACAGTTTTTCTATTATATTGATTAAGGGTTTCGTTTGTAATTTTAAATTTAGGAAGTTCAGCACGCTTTACCAATAGACCAACATCTTTAATACCTTTTTCTCTATAAGTTGCATCCGGAATTGCAGCCCTATTGATATCAAAATCAATAAAATACAAAAATCCTGCTTTAGGAGCACGAGCGTAGTTATTCTTTACATAAAGTCTATCGGCATGTTGATAATCTCTGAGATCACCGTCACTTTTGCCCAATATACCTGATGCTACTCCACTTAAAAAATTTGAAAAAGCGTTACTCATACTGATATTTATTGGTTAAAAAAAGCCCGAGATAATCTCGGGCTTGTGGCTAGATGAAATTATATTAACCGCCTAATGCCAATGAACGAACGGTACGTCCAACGTCTACACCTAAACCAGTACGATCGCCGCCCGGACGATTTAGTTGGATTGCGTTATCATAAGTGATTGTTAGAGTGATATCCATTGGTTCATTATTGCTGTAATCGCCGCCCTGGTATTCTGCCATCTTAACAAAACAACCTAAAAATTCAAAACTTTCCAAACTGGTTGGTTCATAGGCGCCGTTGCCACCGTCGGTAATTTCTACACGCATTCTAAACTTGTAGTCAACACCGGATGCTGCGCTGCTTTGCTCATAGAAATCAAACTGTTTCTGTAGTTGTTCGCCAACCTTTTTAGACACCGCACCTGTAACATCATCACGTAATACCAACTTGGCGTCGGTAAAACTGTGACGTCCTGCTAGTTTAACTGTACTATTATAGACATTCAACTTGATTTCTTCAAAAGTAACCTGTGGCCTGGATACAGTCATAACTTGTTTGGTCATTTCTGTGCTAGGAGTACCAGCTACACCGAACCCGTCTAAGGTAACACGAAAGCGATATCTTAATTTAGGCATTAACAAACCTTGAGTATTACTACTCTGGTTTGTCGATAATGGTACTGTAAATCTATTTAAACTTGCGATTGGCATCTATATGCTCCTTTATTCTTTGTATTTACCTATTATCTGCCGGCTGCAATATCGCCAGTGTTTTTAATACGCAGAGGAATATAGATAAACTCTACTGCTTTAACTGGTTCTACAGCAATGTCCATATACAATTCACTACGATCAATACGTGCTGGAGTATTATTAGTTGTGTCGCATACTACGATAAAATCGTATAGAGCACGTTGGCCAACCAATTCGATTAAGAGATTTTCCGTAGCGGATTTAAGCTCTCTTCTTGTTTGAGTGTCGTTTGGTTCAAACAAGAATGGTTTAGCTAACATGGCCAATTGTCTACGTAGATAAGCAACTAATCTAACCACATTGATACGATCCAGCGCACTGGCGTTCTTGGCACGTGTCTTTTGTCCATAATTGACCAATCCAATCCCGGGTAAAGTTGCAATAGGATTGATTGCGATATTATTGGCAGCATTTTGTAGAACATCGCGTAGTGCTTGATGTAATGCTGTGGTTTTAAATTCGCCTTCGCTATCAATGTATCCTACGGATGCAGCATTGTCAACGCCGCCCCGGCGTGTTCCTGCTGGAGCAAACCATTGATAACTCTTGGCATCACTATTGATGATAGTGCGTAACATCATGTGGCTGGCCGGCACAACAATGTTCTTGCCTTTGTTGTCTGTGGTATAACCGCTGGGATAGAAAACACCTAGATATTCATTGTGTGTTACTAATCCTGTATCGCCGTTGTCGTAGGCATTGGCAGTATTCATTCCCCACGCTGTTAGATCTGTGCCAGTGGGCTTGAGTCTAAAAGGTGTATCGCCGACAACAAATGCTGTTTGACCAATTTCGGTATTGAAAGCAACCATATTAACTATGGCTTCTGGATACCCAGGAGTGGCAATTAGATTGAATATCAGCGTGTCTGTGTCCCTGATTGCAGTGTTGGTGTCGATAAAAGATTTCAATCCACTAACAACAAACTTTCTCTGTGCTAAACGACCAAACACTCCGCTACCATCCTCGTTGGTTCCGCTGACACAACTCCAACGATCGGCGCTGTAACCGGACATGTCATCACTATTAAATCTAGCATTAAGAGCAGTCTTGTCAATGGCACCCTGAACGTATTTCTTAATTACAAATCCACTTCTGCGTAGATTCCATAATTTAATACCTTTTGGATACAGTGCAGGATTGGGTGCATCAGGATCAACATAGTCACTGATTAATAAATCAGTAATCGGAGTTACATACTCGGGACCATCGACACCATTGTCTGACCAGCGAGCATTGGCAAACACCCATCCATCGGGGCTACTGTTGTCCGCGGTGTTTTGTAGATCCCAGGTAGAGGTTATTCCATTGTATACATAGACTTTTTTACCATATTGATCAGCATCTGCTGTACTGATCCAAATATCTCCGGTGACCAAACTGCCTTTGTCCGAGCGATCGCCATCGACTGGTTTTAATGCACCGATAATAGGACCGGCAGGATCGGTAGCAGGGTATGCTGTTAGATAACCAACCCACTTAGTCCCATTGTGAACCATAATGTCTACATCATGAAGTCTTGCATCGTACCATAATGTGCCGTTGGCAGGTAATGTGTAAAGAGAATTGGGTTGAGCACCATATGGAGACGATGCGGTATTTTGTAATGGTTTCCAGTTAGACACCCGGAAATCAAAATTGCCTCCGAGAGATCCAGTTGGAGCACCATAAACATTAGGAGAACTGGTGGTAAAATTAATCTTTGACAAAGGACCACCAACACCATCTTTTAGTTCAATATCGCCGCCTGCTAAATGTGTGAATGTAACTTTTTTAGTTGTTTCGTTGTAACTGGCAACAACGTTAGTCAACTTGCCACTAACTACTGCTGGAATTCTTTGAGCAATACTAGTAGTAGTAGAAGTAGTCCATCCGGGTATGGTGATTACAGTACCGGTGCTATTCCAATATGGTGAACCAGCTACTGTTTCTCTGATAATAAAAGTTGTCGCTGTAGTGCTAGTGGATACCGATCCGGCAGCGGTGGAAGCAACAGTTGCCCCGGTAGCAGCACGTCTCCAAATTTTAAATGTGGCTAGATTTTCTTCATTGTAGTCAGTTTCAATAAAAAGTGTTCCAACAGGAATGTTTTTTCCACCGGTAGAATCTAATTTTTGTAGGGCTTGCCGAGTATCGTTATAGATAGGAGCAGATACGGTATTCCACGTTTGAGTGGATCCACTGTAGTATTTCACAGTCCAGTTTGCACCATGTCCGGGTGTTGTTGTTTTGATCCATACACTACCGGTTGGTGCATTGTTTCCAGTAGCAGCGGTAAAATCGGGATATAGTGTATGTGGAGCAAGAGCCAATGTTTTTGTAGTACTTGTGTTAGCAATAGTTTTCCATCCGGTACTACCTACTTCGACCCAGGTACTGGTTGTTCTGTACCATAATGTGTTTTCGTTATCAGCAGTAACCACCATAGCATAGTCGCCTGCTTGTTCTTTTAACCCACCTAACACAGGTACCAGATCGGTATCAGCAGCAGTTGCTACATTGGTATCGTCAATGATTTTTGGAGTTTTGGCGACGAATGCTCCTGCACCGCTCTTTGCAGTTTTATCCCATTCAAACACACCATATAGACTATCGTTGCTGTCTGTCCAATAAGATCCGGCTTTTGGCAATCCGGTAGGAATGCTTGTGTTGGCGGTCAATTGACCTAAATTAACATCTGCTCTGGCAATATAGGCTCTTGAGCTTACACCCAACAAACTATAGGCAGCCTGTAGTCCATATTCGTTTAATTCGCTACCGTGAATAGAATTACCTTGATTATCAACATAAAACTCAGGACTGCCAAATGTATCTACCAAATCTCGTTGACTGGTAATAATCCATACTTTGCCGTTATTAGCAGCAGTTGTTCCCTGTGCAATTCCGCCACTGGGATTGGTTTTATCCTGAGCTGTTGCTACGAAAATAATAGGTGTGGTTCCGGGAGCAGTAGGATTGTAAAAACTTTCGTCGATAACATTTACCTGTACGCCTGGTGATTGTAGTGTTGCCATTGTTTGATCTCCTGTGATGGATTACTTTAGATTATTTAGCAGCAGAGATAAAAAATCTCCAGCTTAATAAATAAAAAAAGGGCACAAAAAGGGCATATCTATGCGTGATTTATGTAAAAATTGTCGTCAACGTCCGGTGGCTATCAATTACTGCAAAGAAGGCAGAATTTACTATAGGTCCAAATGCGACCACTGTGCTAGGGGATTAAAAAAAGAAAGGCCCTTGTGGGCCCTTGGCGGCTATTGTAAACGAGATCAGTGCGATCGTTGCGGATTCAAAAGCCGTCATCCAGAAATATTCAACGTATTTTATGTCGACGGCAATTTAACCAATAACAGAATTGCCAATCTCAAAACAGTTTGTGCTAATTGCCAGAGAATTCTACATCGTGATGGTGTTCAATGGCGGCAGGGAGATCTAGTTCCTGACTTTTAATTACCGATTCCAGTTGTAAGAATAAATTTTCTATCGAACTGTCATTGGCAATTTCAACGTCTACTGGCTGCCCAATCCATGCGGTTTCACTGGCATGGATGCCCAACTCTTCTAAATGTTTACGTCCGTGTGCCCAACTCATATTTCCGTTGGGTCCGCGATTGTAATTTACAGCAGACTCATACCAATCGGGATCTGGTCCACGACGAATTCTAACCACTATGCCACCGGCGCGTTTAATTGCTAGAATTTCATTTGGGAAACGAACATCACTGATAACAATATTATCTCGTGTTTTACGCATTTTATTTTCTAAACTGGCGATCCAAATTTCATCATGGAATGCACCACGTAGTACCTCGGTTCCCCAGTATTGTAGAACCCATCTAGGAGTAAGGTGAGGGATGTTCAATCGGGTGGCCCACCATGCATCAACCTGTTCTCTCCATACCCGAGCTTCTTTGGTTCGGCCTTCTAGCAGTGTTCTGTCCCAACCAAATACTGCTGCCACTGCATCTTTTAATGTGCTGGCAAAACTATCTCGTCTAAATTCATGGTAATTTACCAAATAGTCTGCTGCTGTATCCTTGCCAGCTGATATAAAGCCCACAAATCCTACGATCATATGCAATCTCCGTTAGATAGCAATAGTGTATTACAGATCAGTTAAAAAATCAATCTCAATTTAGCCAGTGATCCAGGTAAGGGGAGTGTCCCCGGTCTTATAATTGATTAGATCTTGCTCCAATACTTCAATTTCAGCTTTGCCTTCGCCTTTGAGAGCAGCGCCATTTAACTGTGTACTGCCTTGCGGACTGGCAATACTGGCAAACTTTTCACGTGCTTCACCCAACATGAGTTTGCAAGTGGCTAAACTATAGTCTTTTAACCATTGCCCAGCATAGGGATCCTGTAGTAGATTAAAATCCGGACGATGATTATACATCCATACCAACAGTTCTTCTTCATTGCGGGGGCGTTGCATTATGGTCAACAGTTTGGTTGTGGCATTAAAAGAAAAATTGATTTCACTACCAAACATTTTACCCACTTGCTTTTGATAACTGGCAAAAGCATAATAGGTAGCCAAACCACCCATATTGGTAGATGTTAACAAATAAGTGTTGGAATAGGCCAAGTTAAATGGTTCGAACAAACTGCCACCATCACCACCGCCTGTTCTACTACCTATACTGCGACGAAATAACTGGCGCACAGACATTACTTCTTTAGGCAACACATAATCGTTGGTATCGGTTATGGTTGTGATAAATCCAAAACTTTCTTCTACGCTGTTGCTGCTGCGCTGACGAAATTTAGCCAGGGCTCGATCTATAGCAATATTATAGTCTTTGGGTTCTAA